TCCTCGACCACGATGCCACCGAAGAAGAACTGACCAAGATCAAAGACTACTTCGTCAAAACCTATCCCTGGCTCTTCCCCGACCAAGCATGGACAGTGGTAGGCAAAACCAACGAGGACGAAGATCGTGCTACTATTGCCAACATTACGGGCAATGGTAATGATCTTGTACTGTCTAATTTTGGGTTTGCAGAAGGGAGTGGCTACAATGAACAAGGTGAATATGCTGGCTATCTGGTTACTGACGGGGTGGATGATAAGATAGTTTCGTCAATTTTTGGAATGGGTAAGGATTTTACGATTGTTGGGGATTGGAAGTTTATTGATAATAAAAAGAGTGGTACTGGTTTAGTAAAAGGGTCTAGTTTTTATATCTACAACACAATGATTGGACTTGATCTTTATATTAATTCAGGATCAGTAAAAAATAGTCTTGACGGAATTAAAAGTATTAATGCTGCATGTTCAGATGGTAGGGCCTATGATCGTAATTGGAATGAAATACTGGCAAATACAGGTAATGTAGTTGGTTCTGGTGGTATGTTGGAGGTATCGAGTAGTGGTGGTAGGTTTGATCGAATAGCTTTTAAGAACCTTGCAATTTATCCAAGAATCCTTTCCAAAGACGACTGTATCAAAGCCTATAACTACCTCCAAACCCTAAAAGCAAAGTAACATTAAAAATAATTGGATATGAAATACGCAATTGTAAACATCGTGTGGGCAAAGTCCCACGGAATAGAAGTCCTACCGGAAATGAGGACAAGCACGGATCAAAGCAAGGTGATCCTTCATGAAGAGTTTTTATCACCTTTCGGCGAAGAGGAATTTCCGAAATATGAATCTACGGACCCGGAGTTTATGGAGCTGCTGGCAAGCGAAGAATGGGCTTTGCCGGAAGGTGTAGAGATTAACAGGGAATTTAGCCGGTTACTGGCTCTTGACCAAATGGACAAGGAGGCTAACGAAAAGATCAATACATACGGCTTAACGGCATCTGAAGCATTACGAGTTAAGAACCGGCACCCGATATGGAAGGTTGGAATTGATGTTAACAAGGGAGATCGATATCAGGAAGGTGACAAACTATTTGAATGCGACCTGGCTCACCGAACACAAGAAGACTGGCGTCCGGGACAAGGGGCACATTCGCTGTGGCACGAAGTGACGGAAGAACATACCGGTACTATTGACGATCCGATACCCTATAACGAAGGTCACGACCCCTTATTTGCTGGTATGATCCTCGAAAGCGGTAAGTATTACAAGCAGGATAATGTAACCTATAAGTGTACACGGGATAGCGGAATAGCCTTGGTGCAGGACTTATCCGCATTGATTGGTCACTACGTAGAAGTTGCCCTGTAGATAAGTTTATTCCGCCTTTTGTGCCGGGCGGCATCTAAATTCGACACGTACTTTAATGACAAGTTATTATGATTTGGTTAATAGTTATTTCTATCTTGATTATTGCGGCTTATACGACCGCAGTATGCGTTAAGCAGAAGGGTGTACCTTATTCGATAAGCGCCACGTTCTATGCGATAGAACATAAAGGATGGTTCCGCTTCACAATGTGGGCTTGTCCTATGGTGTTAATGCCAGCGATCTTGGAAGTCAGTAAGCCGGGGACGGAGTTTCTCGCTTACCTGGCGTTGGCCGGGATGATCGTTGTTGGGTGTTTTCCAGATTACAAAGCGGATAAATTCCAACACCGGGGACATATAGCCGGTGCAATGATGGCAATATTATTCTCTCAGACTTGGGCGGCTTTAAACTTCTGGCCTATGCTGCTCGCTTGGCTTCCATATGTTGGCTATACCGCACTAAACATGGCTAAGCAAGAAGAAGGAACATTCAAGGATAAATATATAGAAACGAAGCCTATGTTCTGGATTGAAATATTCTCTTTTGGGGTGATATACCTAATATGTCTCATGCTTAGAATTTAAAATAAATCCGCCTCCAGACTATCACAGACAGGAGGCGGCGTGTCGAACAGATTACCTATTTGGCAACCATTAATGGTACAAAGGTAATAATTCAAATCAAAAATGTATGGGTACATCTGTTAAAGTAGTGACGTTATCGGCATTCTATATGGAATTTTATGCTTTGATGTGGGATATGAGATGGTTGATGTTGTTGTCGCTTGTGTTGGTCGTAGCAGATCTGTGGTACGGGATTAGCAAGGCAAGAAGACGCAAAGAAGAAGTCCGTATTAGCCGGGCAATCCGTCGAACACTGATCAAGATCGGTGATTATATATGTGTGATAATACTCGCTGCGGTCTTGGGCAAAGCGATTGGGCAACCACTCGGTATAGATTATAGCATAATGGCTGTATGCTGCATGTGTCTTGCTTGTTACTGCGAGCTTGAAAGCGTCATCAGCAATTATTGCGAATGTAAAGGCATCCATTATCATATCAGTTTATGGAGTTTGGCAAAAGGACTTGTCGGCATTAAAAGCAAAGAATTGCAGGAAGTAATAGAAAACAGTATCATAGAAGAGAATAAAGAAAATGAAAAAGATTGACACAATTATCATCCATTGCTCGGCCACGCATGCCGGACAGGATATCAAAGCTAAGGATATTGATCGTATGCACCGTGCACGCGGTTTCAGCCAGATTGGCTATAACTATGTAATCGACTTGGACGGAACTGTAGAAACCGGTCGGCCACTCACGATCGCAGGGGCACATTGTATCGGTTACAATGATCATAGCATCGGGATCTGCTATATCGGTGGCCTTGATGCTAACGGTAAACCCTCCGATACCCGGACCCCGGCACAGAAAGCGGCAATGGATGATCTGATAAACGATATTTGTCAGGTGTACGACATCGTCGAACTGCTCGGACATCGCGATACGTCACCTGATCTAAATAATGATGGCGTAGTTGAGCCGTTTGAGTTTATCAAATCATGTCCCTGTTTCGATGTCAGGGATGAGTACAAATCCTTTCTCAAACCTATAATTGTTAAACCGTAATCTCTGTGTTTATGGATAAAGAATCAAAAAACGAATTGATAGGCGGGTTGATTGGATTAGTGGTAATAGTCCTGTTTTGCTTGCTTACATCTTGCCGTACACAAATCAAATATGTTCCGGTCGAAACGATTAGGACCGACAGTCTTTTTCGAAACTCTGTTCGAATTGATAGTGTATTTGTTCATGACTCAACTTCTGTTACTCTGAAGGGCGATACCGTTATCGAATATAGACATAGGTATATTCTTAAGTACAAGGATAGAGTAGATACAGTGTATATAAACCGGACAGATACTATCCGAGTGCCATATCCGGTCGAAATTGAAAAGAAATTGACAGTATGGCAACGAACAAAAATTGAGCTCGGAGGTTGGGCTATAGCTGTTATCATTGTTACAATACTGATTGTCGTTGGTCGGATGGTCTACAAGCTAAAAAAATAGCTTTTTGTTTATAGTCGCTCTTTTGGGGGCTTTAGAGATAAAAGAAAAGCCCCCGACGTTTTCTAATTTATTCCCCAATAAGATAGAATACGAATATAGACATTCGCACGTCGGAGGCTCTAAATGTCTTCAACGCGAATGCCTTTTGTCTGTATTCTTATTGGGGTATGGCAAAGGTAAGCATAAAAAACTAAAACAATATGTGCAAATCGGAAATCTTTGCCACTATAATTAAAATCGTCTCCATGGAGACGGAAGTATCAGAATCTCTGATACTGTCAGATTGTAAATCAACAGACACAGTGGATGCTCGATATCTATTGGTGTATTTTCTCTCACAGAGCGGATTATATCCACCTTCTATCGCCTCCTATATACACAAAACTAATCGATCAGTAAACTATATTTTGGCTAATTTCGAAAACCGTTTAAAACAAGGAAAAATAATGAGAGTATATATGGAAAAGATAAAGAAGTCTTTAGGAAATAACTGATTCCCTACCTGTTTTTATGATTATAGTTTTGTGATGCGGTTAATGTTGACCGTAACTCTAAAAATATTTTTAATAAAATGGCAGCAGAAATAACAGATGTGATCTATGCGGATCGCGGAAGATGCTATGATGATGATCGCAGACGCGACTATGGTAGTGGCTGGGGAGCCGTAGGAGGTGCCCTTGTAGGAGGTGGTTTTGGTGCAGCAGCCGTATCGGTATGGGATAAAGTAAACGACACTAAAGCCTCTATCGAAGGAGTGAAAGCAACAGTACAGGAAGCTCGTGCTGGGATCTACAAAGATATCTCCGATAAAGCAGAAGGTACAAATGGTCGGATTGACGGTGCGGCTCGTGAGATCTTGAACAATCGATTT